AAAGGTAATCAAAAAAAAGAAAAAATTATACACACCTCCTAACAAGAAAATCAACATGGGTGGCGGCCCATTTGTAGGCAGGCATACAACAGGTTAATTATGGTCGTTATCAAAGGCAAAGAAAAGAAATTAAAGAAGCGTATTCCTAACGGAAAACATGGGATGACGGCAAAAGCCAAGAAGATTTTGAGGCGCCCACAGGATACGCAACCTATAGCGACTGTAGCAGTATAAGGAACAATTATGTCAATACTTACATATGTTGAAGGTTTTCCTATGGATAATCAATCCTTGGGAGCATCCAAAGTACAGATAAGGAACAATCTCGATGGTACTTTCTTAACTGTTGGAGTAGACCATATCAATAATAATGGTCTTCCAGGAGATAATCCTGCTGGATATCACAATGTTATTCATATAGTGCCTCAAGGATCGCAACCTGCACCAGTGCCAGGATATGATTCACTATTTACACAAGTTCCACCGTCAGGTGTTCCTGCTGATGGAAACAGTCAATTATTTTATTTTAATAATGCAGGAGGTTTAGTCCAATTATCCGGAGCATTTCTATTAAATCCTGGTTTTGCATGGGCGGGAGGAATCCTATTTCAATGGGGAGTAACCGCTCCTAGTGATTTGATTATTACTCCAGTGAGTTTGAATAATCCTCCTAACAATTTTCCATTTCCGAATAATATTTTCACTATCCAAGTAATTAAATCACCAACTCCAGTGACTGTAATTCCTGTAGATGGAAATGCTATTTATATTCCCATCCCATCTATTTCTAAGAGTGGGTTTTCTATCGGTAATCCAAATCCTTTGACTAATGGTCATCCCTGGACTTATACGTGGCTGGCAATAGGTAACTGATGTCAGGATTAATCCCTGTTACAATTGGAGGCTATCCTGACGGCGGTTTGATTACAGACCGCAAGCCTTTGATGCTTCCTGATCAAGCATATTCTAACTTGCAAAATGCTTATGTATATCGCGGCAGGACAATAAAAAGGCTTGGTCAAGTTTTAGTTGGCAGACTTCAAAGATCAATACTTGTAGCAGGACATAGTTTAACAGGCGGATCGATAAATCTGATAACCGCATTCAGTCTAGAAGCGTCAGCCTCTATTGTACCGGGAAGTATTTCTATCACAGGTGGCACTGATGGCACTACCTACACTGATCCAAGCGGAAATGGCATTCTAACAGCAACAGGAGGAACTGGAACTGGAGGCACGATTAACTATGCTTCGGGTGAGCTGACGATAATAGCTGGAGGCGGAGAAACATTAACAGGACAGTTTCTTTATTATCCTAATCTTCCCGTGATGGGCATTCTAAAGAATGATGTAGCTACATTAGATATAGACCAAGCGATCTTTTTCAATACTAAATATGCTTTCATCTATACAGGAGGTGCTTTCGAGCAATTAGGAACTGCTGTATGGACTGGAAGCAACACAAACTTTTTCTGGGCCAGTAATTATCAAGGAGCTAATCCTAGCATCCGAAACTTTTATGTTACGAATAACAATATCACTTTGGGAATGGCGACTCCATATGATCCTATTCGCTATTTCGATGGAGCTATTTGGCATGATCTACAACCTATAATAGCTGATGATCCACCAAGTCCAGAACAATTTCTGCTATATCAGACATTAATTATCATCCCCTATTACGGTCGTCTTGTTGCCTTAAATACATGGGAAGGTACAACAGTAGATGGCCCAGCAGCTGCAGTTAACTTCTTTGCCCGTTGCCGATTCAGCGAAATTGGCGATCCTACTTCTTTAAATGCTTGGCGATCTGATATGTTTGGTCTAGGTGGTTTTTTAGATGCACCGACCAACGAAGCTATCGTATCAGCAGCTTTTTTCAGAAATACACTCATTGTTTTTTTCGAACAATCTACATGGCAACTGCGTTACATCGGTGAATATGGATTACCTTTTATTTTTGAAAGAATTAGCTCAGATTTTGGTTCTGCAAGCACTTATAGTCCTATCATCTTTGATGAAGGCGTAATGACTATAAGCAATCGTGGAGCTATCCAAGCTGGTTCAAATGGGCTCATACGTTTAGATAAACAGATTCCGGAAACAATATTTACTTTTGCTATCCAAAATCTTGCACCAAATTTCGTCCATGGTATTCGGGATTTTGAAAAGGAACTCGTTTATTGGAATTACATTGATGATTCATCAATAACGACATTTCAAAATTATCCAAATACTGTCCTTCTCTATAATTATGAGAACAAGACCTGGGCGCAATTTAGAGATACCATTACCTGTTTTGGCCTGGCTCAATTTCAATTTGGTATCACTTGGGATAGCACTGATGTGTTTTGGGATGATGCTGATGTTACATGGGACAATGCAGATGGGAAAAATTACACTACATATGTAACAGCAGGAAATCAGCAAGGTTTTGTTTTTATATATGAGAATCAAAATGCTTCTACGACATTTCCAGCATTAACAATATTTGCGCCATCTCTTTATATTGCTGCGATTGCTAATACTGCTACAGTGACACAATTCACAGTTCCAAGCCATAATCTTGCGAATGGAGAAATAATCTATATCACGGATACTCAATGGAGCGGCACAAATCCCGGAATAAATAACATTATTTATAACGTCACTGTTGTGGATGCCAACACCATTTCTTTGGGTCGCTGGAATGGTTCGAATTATGATGCACAATTATTCACTTTAGCCTCCACCTATTTAGGGGGGGGATATATTGCTCTTTTCCCGAAAATGAATATTGTTGGAAAAGACTTCAATCCTTTTCAGGGAAAAGGCAAGCAATTCAAACTTTCTTATATCGATTTTCAAATGGATCAGAATCAGAATATTCCATTGCTTCCGGCTGTTACAATTCAACTTTTCATTAATGCTTATATCGGTACACAAGCCAATATGTTTGTGGGTAACACAAATCAAGAGCTTCTTAATTCATGCCTACTTACTGGATTTATTACGAATGCCACTCGATCAGATCCATGCCAGATAACTAGTATCGATCATAGTCTTCTTTCAGGGACACTGATCTATATTTCAAATATCCAGGGGATGACTCAACTTAACTCAAATCAGTATACGATAACTGTTGTCGATGCTAATACTTTCACTATTAATATTGATTCAAGTGGTTTTTCTCCATTCACAATAGGGACGACAGGAATATGGAATGCTATGCCTACAGATGGTCAGCTCTATCAATCTGGCTCACAATACGCGTGGTATCGATTTTACAGCACCCAGTTTGGCCAATACTTACGAGTAGCAATAACCTATGATGACACTCTGATGAATCAACTTTCTACGCATCAATCAGACATGGAATTGAATGCGATGAATTTTTGGTTCCGTGAGGGTGGACGATTAATGAATTAGTGTAAAGCGGCTTTACATATGACTTTCTCAAGCGATCCCAGCTTAAATACAAACCAGCTTCCAATATCTTTGGATGTGGATCCGGATAGTGATGAGTTTGAATCTATATTACTTCTTTACCTACGTCGTATCGCAAATGCGGTTAATACCAAGGAGAACGGTCTTTTTCTTTTGCAGGAGACAGCCAGCTTTGAGCAATGGTTCGGCGCAACGCCTCAGCAGAATAGAAATGGATATCGGACTACTTTTGATCTTGTGGCATTGAATGGAGGCGCTCCGATAGGGCCTACATTTTCGTTCGTATTAACAAAAACAAGTCAACCTCCAATACCTGTAGGATATAAATATCCTGTGCAAGGATTCGGAGGTGCTTTAGATAGCGCAGGAACTTCTTACTTCCTTAACGACCCTGATGTTTATGTTAGATTTGTGGCCTCGACAAATACAATTTCGATTACCAATACTACAGGAAACACCCTAACATGGGCAGTTTTCGTTATGGAATATCTAAAAAATTAGGTGAGATATGGCAGGAAATTGGGGCAGTGCAGGTTCTGGAGCGTTAGCAGGTGCATCGACTGGTGCGGCCTTTGGGCCTTGGGGTGCAGCCCTTGGAGGAGTTGCAGGTGGATTATTTGGATATTTCGGTGGTGGGAAAGATCCAAAACTTAAAAACAAACCTTCTGGAACAAAAGAGCAAATTAAATTTGGTG